CGATTTTTATGACTAATTATTCTTTTAAGGGCGTACAGGCGTTGAGAGGGTTTGCAGCGCTTAGCGTTGTGTTGTTTCACTTCCGATGGAATATCAATGCGGTTAACCCAGGTTTGGGCGATAAACTTTTTGGCTGGGGGGCAACAGGTGTAGATCTGTTTTTTCTTATAAGTGGCTTTGTCATAACTCTGAGTGCATCCAGGTACCCCCAGGGTATAAGAGGAATGTTAAGTTTTTTAAAAAAAAGAGCATTGCGCATTTTACCTGCCTACTACATTATTTTGGTTTTTACTTTCTTTTTAACTGGTGCAATGAGTACATTTCACTATCAGGAAAAAACAGCTAATTTAATAAGCGCATTTACTTTTATGCCGATTATATCTGACCATGCCCCTTTCTATATAGATGACAGCGGGGTGTATGGCATAAGATGGACATTGAATTATGAGGTTATGTTTTATATTTTCATTTCAGCAGCCTTGCTTTTTGCAAAGCGTTGGATATGGAGCGGAGTTTTTTTTGCGATAAGTTTAATTATAACCCCTGTGTTGTTGGGGCACACATTAAGTTTAGAACCAGAAGGTTATAAAACATCATACCCGTTACTCGGCCTAATAACGAATCCAATTATCTGGTTATTCATTACAGGTATGATGTTTGGCTTGTTGCTACCTTACCTGAAGTGGGTCTCTCCTAAGATTATGGCGTTTGCTACCTTTCTTACAATAATTTCAGCAGCATACTTTTTTAGCCATGGTTTATTTTTGGGGCATGGAATACTTAGTTCAGGATGGGTTTATGCATTGATACTAATCAGTGTGGTGTTGTCAGAGGATGTAATTAGAAAATATATTCCGGGTGTTTTATTATGGCTGGGGGATATATCATTCTCACTCTATCTTATACATGCATTAATGAATTATGGAATTGGAAAGCACTTTTCAACTATTGGGTTAGAAGACGGCTATGGGAGATTTTTACTTTCATTGGCTCTCTCAATTGTATTGGCTTGGCTATCGTGGTTTTATATTGAGCGCCCACTTTCACAAGTAAAGAAAAGGACCTTCCCCCTTAAAGATACATTGCCTTAAATAATTATCTCTGAGCACTTAAAAAGCGTGAAGGAGATAATTACTAATGCTAGATTGATAGGTAGCACCCTCATGATTTTTATGATGGATATTATCTTTATCAATAACAGGTTCATTAAATCCTTAATTGGCAGCGTGGTTGCGCTGCCTATGTCTTTTTCCTTTCATCCTTCAACGATATCGCAGCTTGCCGGTAACTTTGACCGCGCCACTGAATGGCAAACGAACTGCCCCCGTATGTGGCATGCTCTCCCCTTGACTATTATTCTCGAAAAAGCCCGTATAGTTCTGACCTCGAGATACACGATCGGTAAAGAAGGTGAGGGATTTGAGCGTATAAACTTCGCGGGTCCGAGACCTGGCAGTTTGGACTTGAGCTGTTGGAAATTTTTTCCTGAAACATAAGCAGTCTAATGTCCGCTCTTCGCTCAAACCAAACAGTCAGATTTGATAATGTTCTCCCTACGAAATGTGTCAGCTCAAGTATTGAGCTAATACACCTTTGTCAGTGATCCCCACGTTGTGCCAACTGCCATCAACCCACCTCAAATTGTATGCTGCCTGACAGGGCGGCATTCTTTTATCCATGAACACATCGACCCCAAACAATGACATTCCGCGCCTGCTGCGCAATCTGATCCGCATTGGCACCGTTGCCGAGGTGGATTTAGTTGCGGGCACCTGTCGCGTGAACACCGGCGGCAACGTCACCGACTGGCTGCACTGGCTGACCGCCCGCGCGGGGCGTTCCCGTTCCTGGTGGGCACCGTCCATCGGTGAACAGGTTCTGCTGTTCTGCCTGGGCGGCGAGCTAGATACCGCCTTTGTGATGCCAGGCGTTTTCTCTGATGAATTTCCGGCACCCTCTGCGTCCGCCGATGCTGTACACGTCACTTTCCCTGACGGCGCGGTGATCGAATACGAACCCAAAACCGGCGCACTGCTGGCAACCGGCATCAAATCCGCCACGGTAAACGCCTCGGACAAGGTGACAGTCACTGCTCCGCTGATTACCTGCACGGCGAAAACGCGCATCACTCTCGACACACCGGAGGTGGTCTGCACTAACAAACTAACCACCGCCACCATCGAGATTAAAAAGGGCGGCACCATGACCGGCAACATCACCCATTCAGGCGGGAGCATCACTTCAAACGGCATCGTTGTTCATACCCATAAACACGGCGGCGTCCAGACGGGCGGCGGTCAGACGCAGGTGCCTTCATGACCAATGCTAAATACATCGGACTGGCTCGCGACACGGGGCGCAGCGTCGAAGACCTGGCACATATTCAGCAGTCGGTCAGCGACATTCTGCGCACGCCCGTCGGTTCCCGCGTCATGCGCCGTGACTATGGCTCACTGCTATCGATACTGACCGACCGCCCGCAGAATGCGGCGCTGCGCCTGCAAATCATGGCGGCCTGCTACAGCGCGATCCTCAAGTGGGAGCCACGCGTCAGCCTGACCGGCATCACCTTTGAAACGACGTTTGACGGAAAAATGGTGGTGGATATCACCGGCACCCGCAAAGACACGTCCGTCGCCATTTCCTTAACCTTACCCGTGAGCTGACCATGGCAACTATTGACCTGAGCCAGTTACCCGCCCCCGACGTGGTGGAGGTACTGGATTACGAAATCCTTCTGGCGGAGCGCAAAGCCACGCTGGTATCGCTGTACCCCGAAGACCAGCAGGCCGCCATCGCCCGCACGCTGACGCTCGAATCTGAGCCGATTGTGAAGCTGCTGGAGGAGAACGCCTACCGCGAAGTGATCCTTCGTCAGCGGGTTAACGAGGCGGCGCAGGCGGTGATGCTGGCCTATGCCGCCGGAACAGACCTGGACAATATCGCCGCAACGTTCAGCGTGGAACGCCTGACGATCACCCCTGCCGATACGGTCAGCGTGCCCGCCGTGGCGGCTGTGATGGAAAGCGATGCTGATTTGCGTATCCGTGCGCAGCAGGCGTTCGAAGGGCTGAGCGTGGCCGGTCCGGTCGGCTCCTATGAGTATCACGGGCGCTCGGCTGACGGGCGGGTGGCGGATATTTCGGTGGTCAGCCCGTCGCCCGCCTGCGTGACGATTTCCGTGCTGGCACAGACCGGCAACGGCACCGCCCCCGCTGACCTGCTGGCGGTGGTTCAGGCCGCGCTCAACGATGAGAACGTGCGCCCCGTGGCTGACCGCGTGACAGTCCAGTCGGCTACGGTGGTGAATTACACCATCGACGCCGTGCTGTATCTGTTCCCTGGTCCGGAAGCCGAACCTATCCGCGAAGCCGCCGAGGCAAAACTGATTGCTTACACCACGGCACAACATCGCTTAGGCCGCGACATCCGCCTGTCCGCCATTTATGCCGCGCTGCACGTTGAAGGCGTGCAGCGGGTGGAGCTGAAAAGCCCCGCTGCTGACATCGAGCTGGATAAAACGCAGGCGTCATTCTGCACCGCGTACACCCTTAAAGTGGGCGGTTACGATGAGTGATCGCCTGCTGCCCGTCGGTTCCTCCGCGCTGGAAGTCGCCGCCGCCGATGCCTGCGCTGCGCTTGAAAACGTACCGGTGCCACTGCGGCAGCTTTGGGATCCGCTGACCTGTCCGGCGAAGTTTTTGCCGTACCTGGCGTGGGCGCTGTCGGTTGACCGCTGGGATGAAAACTGGCCGCTCTATACCAAGCGCCGCGTCATTCAGTCAGCGTGGTTCATTCACTGCCACAAGGGAACCCTCGGTGCTATCCGGCGCGTGGTGGAGCCGCTCGGCTACCTGATTAACGTGACCGAATGGTGGGAAACCAATGACGAGCCAGGGACGTTTCGGCTGGATATCGGCGTGCTGGAAACCGGCATCACCGAAGAAATGTATTTAGAGATGGAAAGACTGATTGCTGACGCCAAACCGGCCAGCCGCCATCTGATCGGCCTGACCATCACCCAGGATATTAAAGGCGATGTTTACATTGGCGCAGCGCAGTACACCGGCGAACTGCTGACCGTTTACCCCGCATAAGAGGACGCTATGAGCACATTTAAATCCGTCGTCACCACGCTCGGCCAGTCGCGTATCGCGGCAGCCATTGCGGCGGGGACTGACATCAACATTACGCAACTTGCCGTCGGTGACGGCAACGGCAAGGCGACCACACCCGTCGCCACGCAGACCAAACTGGTTAAAGAGGTGTACCGCACGCCGCTAAACTCCTTAAAGCGCGATCCAACGCATGGTAACTGGGTGATTGCCGAGGCGGTGATTTCGGCCAGCGTCGGCGGTTTCTGGATGCGCGAAATGGGGCTGTTTAGCAGTGATGGGGCGCTGATTGCCATCTGCAACATGGCGGACACTTACAAGCCGACCCTGGCGGAAGGTTCCGGCCGCACGCAGACGTTACGTATGGTGATTGCCGTCAGTAACACCGAAGTCATCAGCCTGCAGATCGACGACTCGGTGATTATGGCAACGGAACAGTATGTGAATGACCTGTTGGCCGCGCATGAAAAATCACGCAACCACCCCGACGGCACGCTGACGGCAAAAGGTTTTGTCCAGCTCAGCAGCTCAGTCAGCAGTACCAGCGAAACGCTGGCTGCCACGCCGAAAGCGGTGAAGGCCGCCAACGACAATGCCAACACCCGCGTCCCCTCCACCCGCAAGGTGAATAACAAGGCACTGAGCGCCGATATTACCCTGGAGGCGGCGGACGTGGGGGCGGTCAGTAATATTATGGCTAACGTCGATAACGCCACGGTGAAGAAAATTTACGACCCGTCGATTTGTGCGCTGACCGGCGGCGTGACCCTGGCGGGATTCTTTGATGACCACCCGTTGGGCGCCACCTTCCAGGCAGCGGATACGCTGATGACCTATCGCCGGTGGTATAACGCAGGCGCGACGCTGACCCAGTATCTGCACTGCACAAACGGCACTATTTACGTGCGCGTGGGCGCGGTCAGCACGACAGACCCGACGGGCTGGCAATGGCGCGTGACGGACGGTGTGCTGCCGTTTGGATGGCGCAAAATTTACGACACCGCCAATCCGCCGACGGCTTCTGAGGTGGGCGCGCTGCCCGTCGCTTCTGCCATTCTGGGCACCGCCAACATCAACACGTTTAACCTGGCAAAAATTGGCCTGTATGTGCAAAGTACCGGCGCGAATGCCACGGTAGCAAACGGCTATCCGGCAGGTTCACAGGCGGCGGGCGTGCTGGAGGTGATCCCCGCGTCCTGGACGGGCGGCGTACTCCAGCGTTACACGGTACAAAACACCGGCATGGTGTGGACGCGGGCATTAAATGCCACCTGGAATGGTGCAGATGGTCCGTGGCGTGACTGGGTGCAGGCCAGTACCGCTGGCTCCGTATCGGCAGGTACCGCCCTCGGTTCAACTGACCTGAACGCGGTGGGTTTTGGTCTGACGGCTGTGCAAACCGCCATTTATCACCAGTCGGCCAATGCCTCCGCGACAGCAGACCGGAATTACCCCGAGGCCAAAGCGGGTACGCTGTTTGTCACCCCCAGCGCCTACGGCTGTCAGCAGATGTATATCACTTTTGATACCTGTAACGTCTGGATGCGCGGACTTTATACCAACTGGAACGGTAAGGATGGACCATGGCGCCCGTGGGTGGCCGTATATGGCACCAACAATAAACCGACACCGGAAGACGTCGGCGCGTTACCTGTTGGCGGGACGGCTGTCGCGACTACCAAGCTTGCCACAGCCCGCAAAATTGCCGGTGTGGCGTTTGATGGTACAAAGGATATCGGTCTTAATGCGGATAATGTGGGGGCATTTCCAGCTAAGGGTGGCACGGTTGGCAGTGACGGGGTGAGCACTCCATATCTGGCGGTGACTGGCACTGACTGGATGACCAAAAACGGTAACTATGCATCCGGCAATGACTACCAGACTAACTGGACGCGTATTAATGGCCGGTCAGGCTCTGACGCTAAAGTTGATGTGTACCATTATGAAAGCACGGGGAATTACCACTCCCTAGATTTTCATGTGTTTGGTGGCGGAAATGAAGGTTATTTTAATCATCGAAATGATGGGACTTTCTTCTGTACCGGTCCATTGATTGGCGCTGCCGCTACGGCTAACGGGCATGCCGTCAATCTCGCGCAGCTTAATGCCGCAGCGGCGAAAAGGGCATTGCTTGCAGGATCTACGGTGCAGACATTTGATGTCGCGCAGGCCACGTCATGGGGGCACGCGGTGCGTCTTGACCAATTCCAGTCTGGCAGCAATGGGAATGGGGCATGGGTTAAACTGCCCAATGGTCCGCAATGGTGTAGACAAAACTTATCTTTACCGGCCAATACGACAACAACGTGGACATTCCCCGCCGGTTTTTCCGGTACTCCGGCCTTATTTATTTCGACGTTCAACGGGGAGCTGAAAGCGTGGTTCAACGGTGCCTCTGGCAGCGGTGCGAATATTTATAACGCTGGCAATACCGCTTTAAACGTCAATTTATTAGCAATTTGGTGAGTAAATTATGAATAAAAATATAGAACCGGATATTGATATTGAGTCACCTGTTTACGAAATACGATATTTCATTGGTGTCGATAAAAACAATTACGTCGATAGCATGATGATTGCATTTACCGCAGCGGAGGCGGAAACCTATACGCAGCAGGGGCTAATGATGTTATCTGCTGATGTATTTGAGTCTATCGGTCAGGACTCTCAATACATTGATGGTGAAGTGATTCAGGGTGCGCCACGGGTCGTCGAACTTACGGCAGAAGCCGCGAAAACTATTGCTGCGTCTAAGATTTCCGAAGCGACTACCCGCATCAATATATTGCAGGATGAAATTGATTTGGATCTCAGTACAGAATCAGGTGTAGCGGAATTGAAAATCTGGAAGGCATACCGCATAGCTCTTAACCGTCTGGACTTGTCCGCTGCGCCGGATATTGACTGGCCTGAAATCCCTGCCTGATCATCGCCCCGAAAGGGGCTTTTTTGTATCGAGCACAGTCATATCTGACCGTGTTGGCCAGCGCCTGGTAACACAGTCAAATTTGACTGTGTAGCAACCACGTTGTGCCATTGTTCAAACACCCTTCCCGCCGTGCCTGCGCGTACACAACACGCGATGATTGACGTCACCCCAATCACAGGAAAAACACCATGGCTGATTATCATCACGGTGTGCGCGTTGTTGAAATCAATGACGGCACCCGCGTTATTTCCACCGTTTCCACCGCCATCATCGGGATGGTCTGCACCGCAGAAGATGCGGATGCCGACGCGTTCCCGCTCGATACGCCGGTGCTTATCACCAACGTACTGACCGCCGCAGGCAAGGCCGGTAAAACCGGCACGCTCCGCGCCTCCCTGATGGCAATCGCCAACCAGGCTAAACCGGTGGTCGTCGTTGTCCGCGTGGCGGAAGGCGAAACCGACGCGGAAACCACCTCAAACATCATCGGCGGTTCGGACGAAACCGGCATGTATACCGGAATGAAAGCCCTGCTGTCTGCGCAAACTGAACTCGGCGTAAAGCCGCGCATTCTCGGCGTGCCAGGGCTGGATAATCAGGAGGTCGCCACGGCGCTCGCCGCCGTCTGTCAGCAGCTGCGCGCCTTTGGCTACGTCAGCGCCTGGGGATGTAAAACCGTGTCCGATGCCATCAAGTATCGCGACAATTTCAGCCAGCGTGAACTGATGGTTGTCTGGCCTGATTTCGTGTCCTGGAACACCACCACCAATGCCAGCGACATCGCGCCTGCTACCGCTTACGCGCTCGGCCTGCCTGCCAAAATCGACGCCGAAACCGGCTGGCATAAAACGCTTTCTAACGTTGGGATCAACGGTGTCACCGGCCTGTCTGCCAGCGTGTACTGGGATTTGCAGACCACCGGCACCGATGCCGACCTGCTGAATCAGGCGTGCGTGACCACGCTTATCCGCAAAGACGGCTTTAAGTTCTGGGGGCAGCGCACCTGCTCTGACGATCCGCTGTTCCTGTTTGAGAACTACACCCGCACCGCGCAGGTGCTGGCGGACACCATGGCAGAAGCGCACCTGTGGGCGATGGACAGGCCAATGACCCCGACGCTTATCAAAGACATGATTGCGGGCATTAACGCCAAACTGCGCGAAATGAAATCTGCC